GAGCCGGGTTCGATTACCTTATTATTATAGAACAGAGAATGGCCAAGCATGAAGAGGTCTTCGATTGCGCGCAAGCGGCGCTCCCCGGAAACCAGGGTTAGGCCGGCTGCAGTCTCCCGGACAACCGGAGCATGGAGCAATCCGATTTCCGCAATGGAAGTTGTTAGTTCCATTAAGGAGTCGGGGGAGAACTCCTGACGCTGGCGGTTCGGGGATATGAGGATTGAAGAGATTGGGATTGTGTTCAATTTGATGCCTCCTAGTACCAGATTTTTTTAAATGCTTCTGTATCAATTTCATCTAATTTTAAAGCTAATTTCACAAGCATATCAAGCACAGCGTCCCGATCTTTTATAAGGTTTATAGCGTGTTCTGGCGCGACTGTGGCTACTGTATCATTTAAAGAACTTGCTATATCAACAAGACGACTATCTTGGTGTGTACCGAACTCAAAGTACCTGGGGAAACGCTCGTCGACATATTTCTCTCTCATTTTTTCAATTCTCCGCTCGTTTGAGTACTCCGTTTCAATTTCTATATGAGGTTTTGGGGTCGCCGTTCAACGATTGACCTCTCCCCGGTGTGGTTGTATGCATAGGATGAAAAACACCGGAGAAGGGCAAATAGAACGTCCCAATCTCCGGCGGATTATTATAGATTAATCCCTATGATTAACTCTTAGCTTTCTCTGCCTGAGCCTTTTGATATGGCATCCACTCAGCATACCAAAGAGGATCTTCAGGGGTATCATCGTCTTGCAGAAGCTGTATGCTCTCTGCAGAAAAAGGTCCTCCGTAGCGGTCAAAACCACCTACATTTATCCGCTTATTATTGTAAACGTAGGACACTAAACCTGGCTCCGCTTGGTCCGACTCGCCACGATATACAAGAACTACCCTTCCGATTGTTGGTTGTATCATTTTTCAACTCCTTTAAAGTGTTTGTATTAAATAAGGAAGGGCAATATTTAACCCTCCAGCTCTCGCTTTGGGTCTTCCGCCGTAGGTAACTCATTGCCCTTCCTTGACTAACCTCTACGCCTTCAACACCTTCTTAATCTTTACAAAGATTTCTTCCCTCTTAACCTCATGTTGCACGAATCCCTTCGCCAGTCTTCCGGTGATCATGCTGAAGGAAAAAGGCTCTCCAGGGGTGTTGAGGCCGAGGGCTTCGCGGAGCTTGCCGAGGGCGACATTCTTTCCCTTGCCCATATCCAATTCCCCGGACTCGGTGAGGTCCAGCATAATGCCTTGCTTGCAGATGATTTTGTCCCTGCCGCAGAAGGTTTTAACCGACTCGTCTTGGATTTCCCACTGGATATCGAGGGCCAAGCCGGAGACAGATGGATCGTCCCGTTTCTGCCAGGTTCTACAATCCACCTTCCCCGCGAGGATCATGTAGCCGTCGCCAGACATATTATCGGGAGGATTGATGAGGGAAGTGTCATTGGAATCGTTTACGGTTTGGTTTAAGAATTGGTCTGCATCAAACATAGGTGTTACCTCTTATTGAGTTGTTGGTTTGGGCTTACGCCCTGGTTGTTACTGCTTGCTGCTTGCTGCTATCGTAGTTCTTTTATCTCTGCTTTTTTACATTCATCTAAGCGATATGGACCGGATGGTGACCCGGAAAGTTCTTTACAGAATAGCTGACAAAAGTACGGACTATATAAACTGCGATTTACCATTAAGTGACATTTCATGCATTTATCTGCACCGCAGTCGATTTTAATAGCGAGTTCAGCCATTACCGCCTCCCTCCCCTCTTCTCCCATTTATCCAGTATCGTCCGAAAGTCCGGATTATTCTTATTGCTGATCGGCAGGTTCCTTGTTTTAACATCTGCCAGCGCACTCGCCGTATCCCAATACCACTTATCCACATTCCTCACGGTTAGGATAGCATCTGAGAACATCGGAGCTAGTTTCGGCGGAAGTTTCTTCCCAAGGGTGCTGACCATTAACTTAACCCCGCCCAGAACTTCATCAACCTCCCGCTCGACATGAGAGAGCAGCACGAAATGGCAGATGCAATCATCGCAGATCTTGCGGAGGAAGTTCTCCAGGAGGTTCTGCGCCAGCCCCCAGTCTTTTTGGTCCCGGTCTGCTTTGCCGCCGACAACGGTCTTCATCGCAGCGTTGGAGAGGCCGGTTAGCCCGTCGATCACGACTGCTTTATCTGCTCCGAATGTGTCGATACAGCCGTAGGTATTCCCCGCATCATCCGTCACGTTGTTGAAGGTGCGAAGGAATTGCTCGAACTGGTTGTACTTGCTGCGGTTCGGATCGGACATCTTTTTCAAGCTTTCGTAGGCGAGCTTGTTGACATAGCCCACGGAATCTGCCATATCCCCCCAGGTAGAGGAAGCAGATTTGACGGTTATTATATGGAGGTTTGAAGGAACGGGCTTGCCGCTATCCGCCCAATACCCGATTAAGGACTCCGTGCCTGCTTCGAAGGCGAAGTAGAATACCTCGATTCCAGCGTCGACTAGAGTGCCGATTGAATGGGTTTTGCCTGTGCCAGTTGGCCCCATCAGGAGGATGTTCACTCCGGGAAGGGTTGTTGGCGCGGGGTCGCTGTTGTTTGCCATTACATCAGTCATTTACTTTGCCTCCCTTAATATGTATATAGTATTAGTCTCAACCTCAACCGCAAAGAATAGATAACCTTCTTCACCTTTAAAGGATTCTATGCGAACGGTTTTCCCAACCAGATCCGCAAGCACGAAGGTTTTGATTTCCTCTGGTTTTATTACATCAGGCATTAACCATAGCCTCCCTTTGCTTTCGATAGAACTCTTTTGTATGGGTTGCACGTTTTGCAGCTTTAATCATAGCCTTTCCTTTGATAAGTTTTGGATGTTTTCGACGAATTACCCAATCCGTCCCTTGAACATATTGCTTAGGGTTTAGGTAGTAGCTATTCCCGTATTGCTTTTTAGCTCCTGCCGCATATCGCCACATATCGGTTGGTTTAAAATCAAAATCATAACTAAACATCTTCTTCCAGCTCCTTTTCAATATTATCAATCAATAGCAATAGTTCATACCTCAGTACCCCTTCCGGGAAATCCTTATGCAGGCCGACGAAGGTAGTATCCCAGATCGAACCGGGAAGCCTTCCGGCGAATAGCTGTCGGGGCTGACATCTTCCACAAACCCCGACCAGGGCTTGCCAATGCCTAGGCCCGTCTCCTTCCGTTGGTAATCTCGCATACACCTCCCCGCAAGTATCGCAATACCACATGAAGTTGGCTTGCCAGGAGAGATGTGGTGGGATGGGGGATTGGCCCAGGTATTTCCCGTTTATAATATAGAGGCGTTTCATGGATTATTTCCAACCACTTTCCCATTCTTGTACTGACACTTCTTTATGAAGGCAGGGGTCCCAGACTCTACGTTGGAAGTCTGCCTGCAATACCTCATACGGGTTCTTGGACTTGCATACCCCTCGGAATGGGCAGCCGCCGTAGTCGTTGCAAGCGGGTTCGAAGTTCCTGTCCCAAGGATTGCCGGATCGGACGCAAGCACCGTCCAACGCCTTCCGAGGTTCATAGATCTGCTGAGCATACATCCCCAACATCCGGTCGAGGTCCCGGTACAGCATTTCCTCCCATCTGTCTAACTCCCAGCCCGAGCGATAAGTAATAGCTTGCTGAGTGTCGTACTTGGACTTGAGGATAGAAATGCCCCGGACGATGGTTCCCTGCATAGGCACGCCTATCCGCCGACCAGCCCAGCAATACGAGGTAAATTGGCTCCGCAAATCCCACTGCGCCCCCCACTTCTGCCCGAGCTGGGTTGTGGTCTTCTCGTCGAAGTTGAATACTGCTCCGGCGAACTCTGCGACCATATCCGCCCGACCGGAGAACAAGAGCGGGTTGCCGGAGCCTGGGTGCAATCGGTCCAAGGGCTCCGCGAAAGAGAATTCAATCCCCCGGCGACCGCTTGGCAGGGTTATCGGCTCCGCTCCGTCTTGGCCTAGGGGATACATGGAGAGATAGAATTCCAGCGCTCCACACATCCTATCTAGGTCCTTGGCGGAATCCGGCAGGCACTCGAAAGCGCCATAGGCGGTTATAAGAGCTTGCAGTCCCATTGCCTCGGAATCCGGTTGATTCATCCCTTGCTCATAGAAGCACTTCCTGGCGATTTCAATTCCCTTTGCAAAAGCCCCCCCTGCGATCAGATGCACCGATTCGAAGTTCGGCTTCCAATGCTCTATGTAGGTCAAATAGCCCTTCCAAGGGCAGGCCCGGAAATCGGAAAGCATGGAGGAATCGATTACCGGCGGGAAAGAGGGGATTATGCCGAGTTCCGCGCGGGCTTCGGAATATTGCTGGCTCATGATGATTCCCCAAGCAGAAGCTGTCCATCGCCTTCCAGCAACAGAGGCTCGTCTACAGCATCCTGCATGGCTTGGGCGGTCTGCTGCGCATTGGCGATTGTACGTATACAGGCTTCTTTCGCCACAACCTTGAAGATTGCAGACATAAGCCCTGGGGACATTATGATTGTTTGCTCTCCGGTACTGCCCTTTAAAGTTAAAGAGCCTTTTAGGATTCCAGGTTCTGAGGAATAGGTGTTCGTTCTTTCGATGGTTAAGCTTTCTACTTTCATTTCTTTTTGTCTCCCTTTGGTTGCTGTTGTTTGTGCTGCTTCCTAAAGCCCGGCCAACTCCCCGAGCATTTCTTCTGAAT